CATTTAATGATACTCTCAACACCCGCAAAAGTCAAGAGTAAAAGCAGAAAAAACTAAAATATTTTTTCAGAAGGCTTCAAGCGGCTTCGGCGACGTATCTTTCAAAGAGCGATCCGGACGTTTCAAAGCCTAAAATCTCGCGCGGGTAATTGTTGATCCACGTTTCGACGCGCTGAATATATGCGGCGGTTACTTTCCGGAAGTCTGTTCCTTTCGGCAAGAACCGCCGTATCATTTTGTTTATGTTCTCATTCGTGCCGCGTTCGTATGCGCTGTACGGGTGGCAATAGTAAACCTTCGTGCGCTTCCGGTCTTTGCCGTAGACGGATTTTTCAATTCCGGCGCAATCCATGAATTCCGATCCGTTGTCAAACGTAATGCTTTTGAATATCTGTGAAAACTTCTTCCCGAAGCGTCGTTCTAACTTGTTCAGCGCCGCCACGACGCTGGCGGCGGTCTGATCCGGCATTTTGATAATAATTTCGTTCCGCGTCAAGCGCTCCGAAAGAACGAACAAGGTTTCCTTCGTCCGCTTCTTCCCGCATACGCAATCGCCTTCCCAATGTCCGAAGGTCTGCCGATCGTTGATTTCCTGCGGGCGTTCTTCTATGCTTTCGCCCTGCGGCGCGCGGGCGGCTTTCTTCCGCTCCACCTTGTCATACTTCCGCTTCCGCTCCCCGTGTTCCGGCAAGCTCTCGCGGCTGATCCCGTAGAATATACCCTTGTCGATGTAATTATAGATCGTCTTTTCGCTGATCTCCGTTTTGAAGGTCAGCCCCAGCCGCTTGATTTCTCCGACGACGGCGGCGGGGGAATAGCCTTCTTCGCCGATCTTCTTTTCGATGAAGGCGGATAATTCGTAATCGTTGCCGATCTTCAATTCGCCGCCTTTGGCTTTTAGGTTCTCTTCATAGCGCTGTTGCGCGATCTCCGGCGAATAGCGTTCTTCGGTCGTCAAGTCGGAATTCAAATGCGTATAGCGTCCGCGCTTCAACTCTCTGTATATCGTTGTATTGTGGACGTGCAGACGGTCGGCAATCGCGCAAGGCTTCAAGCCCTCTTTCAAGCCTTTTTCGATTTTTAGGCGGTCTGTCCAAGTCAAGTGTTTGTGCATTCTTCCTTCCTCCAGCTTCCGAATATGACAAAAGGGCGGCATTTCTGCCGCCCTTCGCCCTCTCTGATTATCTGCTTGTGATATGCAATTCGCTTTTAAGCGCCGCTTGCAGGACGGCGGAAAAATTCACGCCAGCCCGCTCCGCTTCAAAGTTAAGCCATGAAGGAATGGTGCAATTCTTCTTCACGACGCGCATATCGTTCTTTCTGCGGTACTCCGCGAAATCAACGTCAACCAGCGAAACGATCGCGCCGGACGGCGCTTCGGCTTGTGCGCTTGCAATGCTCGACGCTTCCGGCAACGCTTCGCCGTCGTCCTGCATATCAATTCCCATAAGCCCGATTGCGTCCCGCGCCATCTCGATCGCGTCCGGAACGTCCTTGCCCTGCGTATTGATATTGAAATCGGGGACAAATACCACGATGAACTCTTTTCCTTGCGTCATAACGATAGGATATGCGTTTTTCATTCTGAATACCTCCTTCAAATCTCCGCGTATTTTGCTTTTGCGTCTTTAAGGCGCGGCAATGTGTCGATCACGCTTCCGGCTTCGTCTGTTACCTCGAACACGTTTTTCAAAGTCCCGTTGACGCGGCGATCAACACTTGTAATCGTGAACTTTCCATCTTCGCGGACATACTTTGAAAAGAACGCGACATTCGCTTGCTTTTTGAATTTCATTGTCCGTACCTCCTATATTGTTGTCAAGTGGCGGCGGGCTTATTTCAGCCCGCGCCGCTTGATGATTGCTTTTGCTAACTCTTCGTCGGTTTCTCTGTGCCTTACGACGCTTTCCCTTTGACCGTCCTTCACGTATATGTCGTGGTTCGCGCCGTGCCGCTTGAACTTCCAGCCGTTTCGTTCTAAAAGCTCGATAAGGTCTTTTGTTTTCATCTGCTGTCCTCCTTACATTTACTATTATACGCCTTCAATGCGTATATGTCAATAGGCTTTGAGAAAAAAATACGTATTTTATGCGCCTATAAAAGATAAGTGGCGACGGGATCACCCCGCCGCCGTTATTCGTCTATACCTAAAAGCCAATTTACCGAAACGCCCAGCACTTCCGCAAATATCTTCAATTCAAAGTCGGATACGAAGCGCGTACCGATTTCAATTCGGCTTATGCTGTCCCGCTCCATGTTGATCCCTTTCAACTGTATTTGTGCGGCTAAATCCTCTTGACGTAGCCGTCGGACGACGCGCGCTTCGCGCAATCGGTCGCCGCAAATGTTCTTCTTGCCGTTTTAATCATATATCTTCATTGCCGCCGCGATCCCTCTTCATTCTGATTATTTACAAACGGTGTGTAAATATTCCGCTTTATTCTTGATTTTAGCGCATGACGGGCGTATAATTGTGTTAAAGGTCAGAATGGGCGAATTCTGCCTTGAAAATTTACATTTAAGAAGGGGGATTTGCTCTAATGTTCGTCAGCTTTACAAAGACATTGAAGAAGATGTCCGGTTTCCGGCTGGGCTTCGGTGTGCGTGTGAATAAGCGAAACGCGCCGTTGTGGTGCTTCGCTATGCTCTTCGCCGGAATGTTCTATTTGATGTGGTATATGATTATCGGCGCGGGCTGGTGTCTGTACTTCTTCTTGTGGGCGTTTTACAAGATTTATTACTATCTATTCAAGGGAATTGCGGTCGGCTGTAAGAAGCTGTATCAACTCATTAAAGGGAAAACCGCCGCGCCGTCGGAAGCGTCGGTCGAACCGCCGAAGGAATGAACCAAACAAAAAAATCCCCCGTGCAAGGCTCGAAAGCCCGCACGGGGGATTGTTCTTTATGCGGCGGAAGGCTGAAAGGGGAAGCGCGATCCGCCGCGCGGTCAATTACTCTTTGTTGCTGTCGGTATCCGCCGGAATGCCGGAAATAGTGAAGTAGTCCGGAAGATTAAAGACGGCGGCTTCGATCAGTTTATCCAGCGTTTCCGCGTCGATCTTGAAGCCCTTGCTATTCAGAAATTCAACAACGTATGCTTTCTTCTCTGCGCCCCTGCCGCTTCCGGTGTAAAGCTGTTCGGCGGCTTCGACGGCAACCGTTACCCACATTTTGATTTTCTCAAACTGTGCGGCGGTCGTCTTGCTTCTGATCCACGGGATCACGAAGGCGGTAATAATAGCCGCGATAAGAGCGATCACGGCGTTTGCAATGCTGGTAAGATCAATAGTCATTGTTTGTATCCTCGCTTTCTGTTATGTCGATTTTTTCTTTTTTCTTGATCCTGCCGACGATTACTTCGGCAAGACGCTTCATCATCATTACGCCGCATTCAATCACGACGGCGCGGAAATACCATTCGATCAGAACGGTTTGTTCCTGCCGCGTGATAAGGAATGAAACGTACTGCGCGACGATGAAAGCCGCCGTTGTAATTGCGATCACAATAACGGCTTTCGTTGCGAAGCGTTCGTCAGCCTTGAAGAAGCGGCGCTTCGCCACCCGCTTCCCGCTCGAAGATTTGATTTTCATTGCGTCCCCCTTTCATAGCGCAATTAACGCACGGCGCGCGTTGTGTAACGCATACCGTGCGTTGTGCGTGTGTTAAACAAGCGTTAGATCATCGACGTTCACCGCCGCGACAACCGTTCCGCCGTAGGTAATCACGGCGCGTTTGCCGGAAAGCTCCTTGACGATGTGATCGCGGGAATAGACGAAGGAAGCAAGGTTTCCGCCGGAATAGGTTTTCGCGCCCGCTTTCACGCGCACTTTGCTTCCCGCTGTGATCTTCTGCGCCGATGTCCCGCCGGACGTGCCGGAATAGGTTATGAAAGCGTCGTCGTGTCCCGCCTTCTTCAATTTCTCCAGCATAGCTTCGGCGTTCTTCTTGACGCTGAACGCGCCCACTTGAACCTTGTAATACTTGCCGATCTGCACGATATAGGTATCGAAGCCTTCCTTTTTCAGCTTCGCCGCGAACGCCGTTGCGTTGTCCTTCTTCTCAAACGCGCCAAGCTGGACGCGGTAAAGGCTCTTCGCTTCGTCCTGCGGCTTCTGCTCCGGCTTCTGATCCTCCGCCGGAACGCCCAGCCGCCTGTTTACCTCCGCCGCGATCTCGCCATGTCGGTTATACAGATAATCGCCGGGGCAAGACTTGTTCGCGTAATCCCTGTGAACGGTCATATTGCACCCGTTCTTGTGGTTTACGCGGTCGTCCTTGCTTGTACTCCATACCAGCTTTTTGATCCCGTTCCGGCGGCAAATATCTTCGACAAGATCAAGAAGCGCCGCGTATGCTTTATCATTCACGGCGTATGGGTGCTTTGTGTCGCTTGCAACCTCGATCGTGATTGCGCGGTTATCGTTCGCCGCCGAAGAACTGCACCACGAACGATCGGCTTCATCGACGTAAAGCCCGATCCGCCCGTCGTAGCCGATCCCGTAGTTTGAACTCGCCTGTCGCGAAGTCGGCTTGAAGATTTCGCCGATCCTCTCGGCGGAACATTGCCCGACGACGCAATGAATTGTGATCGTGTCGATCTTGTGATTTCGTGGGCTGTTCTTGTTCGGTGAAATCAGCGTACACGAAATAAGTTTGCTATTGCTCATTGCTGAACCCTCCTTTGCAATGAAGAAGCGGCGGGGAAGCCCCCGCCGTCGCTGGTGTTACTCTGCTTGATCCATTCGTTTTTCGATGTGGTCAAGCCGCTTGTGTGCCTGTTTCGCCGACGCTTCAACGTCGGTCAAGCGCGTTACGAACTCCGTATTCGTCTTTCGCTGTTCCTTCTGCTCCGCCTTGATTTCGTCCGTGTTTGCCTTGATGTATCCGATCTCGGTTAAAACGGTCGCGTCGTGCTTCACATTGCTTTCCTTGTCCTTGTCCCTGTTACGAACAAAAGCGATATAGCCGAACACGATAGCGCATACGGTAGAAAAGACGGAAAGAACTGTTGTGAAAGTGTCCATCGTTGATCCTCCTTCCTGCCGTTATGTGATCTCTTCCCACTTCGTCGAATTGACGCGCGGGGAATAGACGGAAGATTTGAAGTGCTGGGCGACGCATACCCACTTCTTCCCGTTGTGCGTTACCTTTGTTCCCTCCGTGATTACTTCGCCGTCCGGAAGGTCAGCCCATGCGCCGATCTGCTCTTCGGTCGGTGTGCGTGTCCATTTGTCCGGATTTGAAGCAGGGGATTTTCCACGGCTGTAATGCGTTGCCGTGTAGCTCACGCCGTCAAGCGTTACCACGTCGCCCGTGATATAGCTTTTCTTCTCGTTCCACTCTTCGCCTTGCTCCGGAAGGGAAACAAGGTTATTGCGGATACTCGAAATAATGCTTTCTTCGGTTTCGGCGCGGGCGGCTTCAACCTCCGCCATGATCGAAGCGCGCAAGGCTTCAAGCTCTGCCGCGCCGATCTGCTTTTCGCTCCTCTTGTGTGTTACGCTCATTCAAAATTCCCCCCGATCCCCGATACCCAACAAGCGGTCAGCGCGTCGCCGCGCTGGACGGTTACGCGGATATTCATTCCGTACTGTGCCGCCGTGTTGATCTTATTTGTGAAAACGTGTGCAACGCCTTGAACAACCGCGTTCGTGCAATCCTCCCAAACGGGGGAAGCGTCAAACGGATTATTCGTAACTTCAACCTTGAACGTGCCGCCCGCCGGAATGTCGCGCGTTACTTTGACATTTGCGCGTGTCGGCTGGCTGTCGGCTTCCAGCGGCGCGGAAAGCGTGATAACGAAGCCCGCAATCGACTTTGTGAACGTCAGCGTCCGGACGGCGCTATTTCCTGCGCTGTCGGTCGCCGTAATCGTGATCGTGTGCTTTGCGTTCGTAAGCGCCGTGAAGGTGTTTCCGGAAACGGAAAGCGTCTGCGTCGCGCCCAGCGTGATCGCGTTCTTCGTCGCGATTGTCTTTCCGTCGATCTTTTCAACAACGTTCACCGTGTCGCCGTCCGGATCGGTTACGCTGTATTGATAGGTGAAATCGGCGCGCTTGATCCCAAGATCGGCATTACTGCCGGAAATCACGGGCGGCTGGTTATGGATTACGGCAATATCTCCGCTTGTGGTGTATGCGGAATAATTGCCGTAGCTGTCCTTTGCGCGGACGCGGTATTTTAACGTGTTCCACGCGGTCGATACCGCTTCCGTGAACGTCCTGCTTGCGGACGCTTGAACCTGTGTCCACGCGCCGCTGTTGTATGAGCGCTCGAAACAATAGGTCAGCGCGTCGCCGTCCGGATCGGTCGCCGCCGCGCAAGAAATGTTGATGTTCTGCCCGCTGTAACACGTCGCTGGCGCGGTAATGCTGGGCGGCGCGGAAGGCGCGGAATTGTAGATTACCGTATAATTTCCGTCGCTGTTCGGGCTGTCAGATACCAAGATAGAAGATTTAAGATTACAAAGCGGGCGAACGCCACTGTCGCCGTAGTACGCGGTGTTGTAGTTCAAAGAGCCGTCCGAATGGACGTAGCGGACGTAGTTGGCGTCCGACGAATAAGGCGTTCGAAGCCACCAATACCAGCCCTTTGACGTGCTGAAATTGCTGTTCGTGTACTCCGAATTGC